TGAACTTTATATATGAGCAAGTAGTACATGATATCAGATTCGATAACTGTAGAGACGACTATATAATAGCAATGAACGGACTATAGGGATATATGAGAAGAAAACTAACACAAGCACAGAAACAAGCAGCTGCTGAACGATTAGCAGCTGCAAGGGCCAAGAAGGGCGAACCTAAGTACTCACAATATGATCAAGCGGTAGTTAATTTACCAGATGATCATAAGCTCTCTTTTAAAAAGGTTCGCCAATGGATTAAAGCTAACAAAGAAAAGCTACCATTATTAAAGAAAGCAGTACGATTAAAAGAAAGAGGTAGTATTGCTAAGCTAGCTATCATAGAAGGGTACATTAGTAACATGGAAAGCTATCTGCGAAACGGTCTATGGTTGGATCTATTCTATGGAGAAGACCAGGAGCATAGTACAGGATGGTTCCGCAGACACGTTGCTCGCTACGACATTGATTGAGATTAGATATAGCATAGCCCCGGTTGCAATTTTGGGATTAGCTTTGGCATAGGGCGGATTTCGAATTTACCACCCTGCGCAAAATATGGATTTTAGGACGAAAGGAGTATAGTATGAGTTTATTAATAAAACCAAAGTTAAGACAATTAGATTTGTTTGGTTGGGCTCGTTCTAGAGGTTTATTACCTAGTAGTGATATATCTCTGACGACTAAGTATCTAAAGTAGTATAATATCAAAAGTGTTTTTTGTGTTTAATAAATACTACTACTATGCAAGATCTAACATTTATCGATATAATCAATACTGCTTGGCCTATCTTATTGGCTTTTATTACTTTAGTTATTATATTAGCTAAGATGCATACTTCTATAGAGGTACTACAAGAAAAAGTAAAAGCATTGTTTGACCTTCATAATAAAAAGTAGTATAATATATAAATAGTATTACCATATCACATGGTTTAAAAGTGGCTGATAGTCCATCAGTTAAAAGGGCGTTATGTTCAACGATTACAAAGGAGGATATAATGCAAGTAACTAAGAACATAATCAAGTTTAATAATATGTTAATAGAGATTCCAAAAACTATGAAAGGGTTATGGGATCAGTCTGAAAATAGGTGGGGTTACAAACGTACTAAATAGTACATGGACTCAATTAATGAATTAGAGACATTAAGTCTAGAATTAACAACTTTAATACTTCCTTGGATCAGTGTACTTCTATCAATAGTATTTGTATTCTGGTTCAAGGACTTTGCTACTTCTTTAGCTAAAGGATTAAAGTTTAAACAAAACCCGTTGTTCAATGAGGGAGATAAATGTATACTAGAAGGTGAAGAAGCTATCATTGTTAAGATAGGATTACGATCTACTGTATTTGGTTTATATACTGATAGAGGATATACATGGAGAGTGATAGCTAATGAAAGATTAGAGTATTTGAAATTAGAGAAACTAATAGATAATAATGTACATATGGATAGCGAAGCAGAAAAAGGAAGACGTATGCAAGAAATGATTGATAAAGCTCAAGATGAACAGATACAAGCTAACAAACAATCTATTGAAAGGTTGAATGATGAAAAACGTAATTAAGTTTCCTATAGAAAGACAACGCAAAGATTTAGTTAGTAATGAAGACTTTGCAAAGGAACTAAGACAAAACAAAATCGAGTTCTGTACTGAGATAGCTTCGCATTACGGAACTATGATATATAACAAACTAAGTATGCACGGATTTGATACTACTACTAAAGAGTTTGCTAAAGATTATTACTTTATGACTAATGCTCTTAAATCTGCTCTATTCAGATCAGTAGGTGTAAAAGATGATATGCAAGACTTAGTTGATAATAACCCAGAGTATGAAGCGTTTATGAATACTTTACCGGAGGAGTTCGAAGATGAGTGATAGTTATACTGCTATATGTGACGGAGGTCCTAAAGAAACAGATAAACATCCTATTGTATTTTTAGATTTATCTGGTGGACCTGTTCGTTGCCAATACTGTAATAAATTATTTGAGTTGCCTGAAAATCAAAAATAGTATATAATTACTATATGATACTCGTAGATTTCAACCAGGTTTGCATTAGCAACATAATGCAAGACATAAAAAGTAATTCCGATATCGAAGAAGATCTCGTAAGACATATGATCTTATCGTCTCTCCTTATGTATAAACAAAAATTTAGCCAACAGTATGGGGAACTTACTATTTGTTGTGATAGTCCTAAGAGCTGGCGTAAGGAAGTTTTTCCTTTTTATAAAGCTAATCGTAAAAATTATAGAGAGTCTTCTGACTTTGATTGGAAAAAAATCTTTTTAATACTAAATAAAATTCGTAACGAGCTGCGTGAATCGTTTCCGTACCGTGTTATTGAGGTTGAAGGAGCAGAGGCTGATGATATTATTGCTAACTTTGCTGTTAATGCTAAGCAACCTTTACTAATTTTATCAAGTGATAAGGATTTTATACAGTTACAGAAGAACCCAAACGTAAAACAATTCAGTATCATTCAAAAAAAATATCTAAATGGTGTCGATCCAATCGAATATCTCAAGCAACATATCATAAGAGGTGATAGAGGAGACGGTATTCCTAATATTTTATCTGATGATGACACGTTTGTTAGTCAAAAAAGACAATCTAAAATAGTTACAGCAAGGTTAAATAGCTGGATCAATATGGAACCCAATGAATTTTGTAACGATAGGATGTATAGAAACTACTGTCGCAATGAGCAATTGGTTGATTTAAACAAAACACCTTCAGATATTATAGATAAAATAGTTGACTTATATCAAAACTATAAGGATAATGGACGAAGTAAGCTGTTTAACTACTTTGTTAAACATAAATTAAAAAACTTAATGGAACATATACAGGAGTTCTAATGAATAAAGGCATAGCTGAGATATTAGAAGAAGCATCTAAGATGGAAACTGTAGAGCAAAGGGTTGATTATCTTAAACAAAACAATCACCCATCACTACAAACAGTATTATACTATTGTTATCATCCATCTATTAACTGGTTACTACCAGATACTGACCCACCTTACAATCCAAGATTGAAAGAAGAGGATATACAAAACGTATTAAAGTCAGATTTTAGAAAAGTAAGAATGTTTGTTGAAGGTAAGGAGTATGATAATATCAAACCTCTCAAACGTGAAATGCTCTTCATTGAATTTATAGAGAGTTTGGATCCAGATGATGCCAAACTAATATTATCAATTAAGAATAAAAAAATGCCTTGGAAGAATATTAGTAAACACGTTGTTAAAAAAGCATTTCCAGATTTAGGTTTGTAATGTGGCATGCATTAGTATACGCACAGTTAGTTATTATAGTATTAATTGTATGGTTAGTATTATTAATTCAAGGATTATAGATGGATAGAGATAAAGGCATAGCAATATTTTTATTGTTAATGTTCATAGTATTATATGTCACTGGATAAATTTTTAATAATTAGTTTAAAAATATTGGCTGTAGTACTTGTAATAGAGTTTTTAATAATAATTTTTGTAGTAAATAACGGAAATGTTGAAGAAGAGTATAATCATTATATGCCTAATCCTGTTGACCGGATGTAGTAATCTAAAATATGGTTGGGATGATAAATGTAAATGTTATATTAGTAAGAGGTTCTAATGACTTATTGGGATGGTAAAACAAGACCTATAACAAAAGAGTATGCTGAGAATTATGATCGCATATTTAAAAAGAAGAATAAGAAGATTAAAAAAGTAAAAGAGATAGGTGGAACTGATGGACCAGAACCAACAAGGTATGGTGATTGGGAACACAAGGGTAGATGTTATGACTTCTAATCATCATATGAAGTCTCCTGGTTGGACAAAAGGTTGGGCAAGGATACTTGATAAAGAAAGAGGATATACAGAAGAGGAATGGGAGGCTATGGGTATTACATGGATGCCTATTCCTGATGAATATAAAAAGAAATAATGGGTGAGATAATACAATTTCCAAAAAGGTTAAGATATCATATTTGCTTTACTGTACCAGATGAAGTAACAATGGAAGGAGGAAGTAATGATATTAGTTGGTCTTTTGATAATGGATACTGCACTGCTGAAGTTATTGCTATTTCAGTTGATGATGCTAAACGTAAGATATGTAAACACATAGAAGTTACGGAATGGATAGATACAAATTTTTGGGGTAGTGAAGAAATATAATGGAACAAGAACCAGCATTTATTATTGGTAATGGTTTAACTAGAAAGAAGTTTAACTTAGATAAACTTATTGGACAAGGATGTACATTTGGTTGTAATGCATTGTATAGAGACTTTACTCCTGATTATCTTGTAGCTATAGATCATGAAATAATACAAGAGATTAATAATAGTGATTATCCAAAGAATAGATTTATAGTACCTCCTGCAGAAGAACAATACGAACCAGCAGAACATAATCCAAGTAGACCAAGATCTAATGCTGGTATGAATGCTTGCTTTGAAGCTATAAAGAAAGATTTTAAAACTTTATACTTATTTGGTTTTGATTTTATATTAGAAGATAATGTTAGTGTAAAAAATATTTATGATACTACACCTTGCTATGGACCAGAAACTAGAGCAAATCATTCTGATAATTATAACAGAGCTAGATACTTTGAATACATGGCTAAAAAAAATCCTGATGTTAACTTTAAATTTGTAGTTCCTAGAGATATCGGAATCATACATAAGATTAACAGTGACAATGTTACTGGAGTATTTTATGATACATTCGATCCTGAATGGGAAAGTGAACTACATTAAATAATTTATGCCTACATACATTTTTAAAAATACTAAAACAAATGAAGTGGAAGAGAAGTTTCTCTCTATGTCTGAACGAGAAGAATATCTGAAAGACAATCCTGATATAGAACAAGTCCCAACTCCTATTAACATTGTTGGTGGTGTAGGTGGTATAAAGACTGACAATGGTTTCAATGAGGTATTATCAAAAATATCTGAAGCTCATCCAACAAGCGCACTCGCGTCTAGGCACAGTCGACGTACCATCAAACAAGTCAGAACCGATAACGCAATCAACAAACACAGGAAGAGGCAAAATGCAAAACGTCGCACTAAGTGATGAATTACTAAACCAACTATCTCGTAGAGAAAGAAAACATGCAAGAAGACTCCTTAAAAAATCACAAAGATCATTCTCTATCAAACGAGTGGATCCTAAAACAAGAAACCAACGAAAAGTATTTGAAGCATATAAGGAAGGACAAAATCTATTATGTCATGGAGTAGCTGGGACTGGAAAAACATACCTATCAATGTACCTTTCACTAAAAGATATTTTAGAAAGGAAGTACAACCAATTGATAATAGTTCGAAGTGCGGTAGCGACACGAGATATAGGTTATCTACCAGGAACCCAATCAGCAAAAACAAAAGTGTACGAGGCACCTTATGTTAATATTGCTACACAATTATTTAACAGAGGTGATGCCTATGAAAATCTTAAAGTTAGAGGGATGATAAACTTTACACCTACAAGTTTTATAAGAGGCATTACTTTAGATGATAGTATAGTTTTAGTTGATGAATGTCAGAACTTGACCTTTCATGAATTAGATAGTATAATAACAAGGCTGGGTGAAAATAGTAAGATTATTTTTTCTGGTGACTTTAGACAAACAGACTTACAAAAGAATGAAGACAAACAAGGATTAAGAATGTTTATGGATGTATTAAACGATATGGATATATTCAGTTGTATTGAGTTTAATCAATCCGATATTGTTAGAAGTGAATTAGTAAGAGACTATATAATAACAAAACTTAACTATGGATTGATATAAAAATGTTTAAACAAAAACAGCTACATAAATTTAAAGACCTTAAAACAGAATCTGTAAATGGTAAAAGACATTATGTATTACCAAATGGTGGATTGTATCCAAGTATAACTACCATACTAGGTTGGTTTAAGGCTAAAGCCATTAAAGAATGGAGAGAAAAGGTTGGAGAAGAAGAAGCCAACAAAGTAGCTGTACAATCTAGTAGAAGAGGTACTGCTGTACATCAGATATGTGAAGACTTCTTATCAAATAAAGAAGACTTATATCTTAAGCATATGCCTAACAATGTTGTTATGTTTAAATCTATTAAACATATCTTAGAACGAAATATAAACGTCGTACACCACCAAGAAGTTCCTTTATATAGTAACAAGCTATCTATAGCTGGAAGAGTTGATTGTATATGTACATGGGGTGATAAACCTGCTATAGTTGATTTCAAAACATCAAGAAAACCTAAGAAAGAAGAATGGATCCAAGATTATTTTGAACAGTGTAGTGCATATAGTATAATGTTTGAAGAAATGTCTGGTATTCATATACCTGATATAAAGATTGTAATGGCTGTAGAAAATAGTGAACCTATATTATTTGAAAAAAAGATATACGACTATGTTCCAGAACTGCTCAAAAAGTTAGAAACATATAAAGCATACTATGAACAAAAGCAACAAGAAAAGTTATTAGCTAATGCTGGATCTCCATTCTAAGTATGAAAGATTATCTGAGAATGCCTTACGAGCTTATAGAAATTGTAAGGATAAAAAATTTAAAAAGTTTTGGTTAAAAGTATATGAAAGTATAGAAAAGAATAGAGTTAGTCTTTGTCATAATCAACAGACACCACAACAAATGAATTAGCTTGTGACTTCCATTTAACTTTACTTCTCCACAATCTAACGGGACTTCTGTATTCCTTCCAACCTTTCCTTGATGGAAATTGGTGTGGTCGAAGGTTCATTAATGAGCTTTTGGTAATCAAGATTGGGGTTGTATTTGCGTTCATTCTCCTCCTCATACAACTCAGGATAATCTTTTTTAAATTTGGCTATGCGTTGTTTAATAGATGATATTCTTTCATCTAAAAAGTCTATCATAGGGGTGCCTCCTGCACCCCTATTTATAGTTGAGTTAGGCAGCTTCAGCATATTCCAATACTTTCTTAACTGCTTTATCTTTTACTCTAGCATTAGCACCATACCAAGCTGAAGCTAATCTAGCATCAGTTGACTTACCAAGAACATGATCAGTCATGTATGTTACTGCATTAAGAGCATTCCACCAAGTACCAGGTCTAATGTTAGCACCAGGTTGAGTCTCAAGAATCTCAAAGGCTTGTTGAGCAGTCTTGCCAACTCTCTTACCAGAACCATGGTTCTTAAAGATCTCTTGTAAGTAAGCATTAACTTCAAGTTCTTTATATCTTTTAGATCCTAAGAACTCAGCATACTCTTTGAACTCTTGAAGTCTTTCTTTAGCAACAAAAACAGCTTGTTTAGCTACTTCAGGATCAAAGGCAGTTCTATGAGAAAACTTAACATCAACATCAGATGAAGCATCTAAAGATTGAGTCAAAGTATTTTGACATACAACTCTTACATTAGTAGTCTTAACTTGAACACTAGCACCATGTAAGTGTGGGTTACAAAATAAAAGATAGTTCTCAATATCATCTTTACCAAATAACTTGATACCATCTTGAATCTTAGCAAGAGCCCAAACTCTTTTACCATCTTGTAAAGAACCAGCAGTATGCATATGCATATCACCAGCATTTACAAACTCTTCAAAGAAATCAAACGCTTGTTTGTTTTGTACAGGGTTCCACTTAGAAGATACATGAGTAAGAACTTTCTCATCAGTATCTCTAACTAGA